GTACAAGGTAATCGAAGAAGAAAACTTTGTAGCTGTATTCAAACCAAACGAAATCAAAGACGTATGACAAGTCACGAAGAGGTTCCGAACAAGCTTCCAATTCGAAAAAACGATGAAGTGGCGATTTATGGCGATAAAAGAAAGAAAGGAACCGTAGAAAGAGTATGGGAAGAAAACGGCTATGCGGTTGTAGACTGTGGACACAGCAGTAGATACACTGGCTTTTGGTACTTCGAATCTCTTATCATCGTAGACGAAAAAATCCGCTCGATTCGGGAAAAAGAGCTTCGAAGAAAGTCCGGATTTGAAGAAGCGAAGCCATTAACAGACGTAAAGGTTGGGGATCTTATTGTAACGTCGCAAGGTGAAACGGTCGTTGTTAAGTCCGTAAGTTCAAGACAGGTAAAAGCTGGTGGGTTGAAGTTTACCAAGTCCTCCGGTGAAGGTTGGGGAGATCAATCTGTTTCCGCACAACCGAAGCCAAAAGAAGAACCTGAAGCCGTTAAAGACTTGGATGAAATAAAGCCGGGTGATACCATTGAACTTTCAAACGGGGAGTTTGAAGAGGTCACGAAAGTTTCCACACGGCAAATCCGAACAGAAAGCCACAAGTTCAAGCGTTCAGATGGAACCGGGTGGTCTGACGAAACAGCGTCCATCGTTCTTGGTTAAAGCAAATTGTAGGAAACAAACGGCGCGGTTTGCCTATATAATGTATCCTACATGAATAAACCAAGAGGTATAACGTATGGAAATCGAAGTTCGGTACAAAATAGATGGTGAAGAAAAAGAGGCCACCGTTTCAATCCCGGACAGACTTGCGGATATGGTCGATGAAAAAAGGCAATTTGACATTTTCTTAGAAGGCGCAATCAAAGAGCGGATTGAAACCGATTCTCAAAGCACCGTCGAAAGCATCATTTACACAAACGTAAAAAAAGGAAAGTGATCGTATACTCAGAAAATCAAGAGATTTTAGAAGAGATCACCGAAATAAACCATGACGTTCACGGATTGCGGCGAGTGGACCGTTCGACCTTCATGGTTTACTGGTTCATTAACACGTTTGAAATGAAAGCGGAAACAAGGCACAATGCTTTCAGCGTTAAGCTTGTGTCCACAGACGGGCTCACTCTTGATCTAGAACGAAAAGCAGACGCCTTTTAACTAAAACAAACTTTGTTATGCTTTGGATTATCTCAGGCTCACTTTTGGGGGTTTTATATGGCATTTTTGTTGCGGAAGTAGAGTCTTTCGTTGAGGTAGTTTTCTTTGCCATTTTCTTTGCTGGTTTTGGTGCTATGTCTTCTGGCATGTTATCAATTGCATATCCGGTCGAAGAAGTTGTCACCAAAACGAAGTCAACGGAACAGATTTACAACCTGTATGACAACCACTCTACTTCCGGAAATTTGTATTTAGGCACCGGGTCCATTGAAGGAAGAAAGTATTACTACTACATGACAAAACAGAGGCTTGGACACAGAAGCAAAAGAATTCCTGCGAGCCAGACATACATCAAAGAAATTAATCCGGCAAAAACAGACAGCTTTAGAGTAGAGGCTAGAACTAAAGTTCGAAAAGATATGTGGTATCGGCTTACATGGTCGCGGGAAAGGTTTTACGTTGTCTACATTCCGAAAAACTCAATTGACCGATCTTTTAACGTGAAGTAAGTGTGAAGCCTAGGTCCTCTTTGAAACAAAAAGCCAGCACGCGCATGTAAAAGGGTGCCTAACAAGGAAGCCCCTTTATCACAAAGCAAACAGGTTATGTCTTTTGACTGGAGCGATTACCAGAAACGGATCTTCGATTGGGGAATCAACGGGTCCGGAAACGCGGTTGTGGACGCAAAGGCCGGAAGCGGAAAAACAACCACGCTTATTGAGCTTGCACGTCGAATCAAAGAAGAGCGTGGAGAGGGTGGAGTTTTTGTTGCGTTCAACAAACACATCGAGCGCGAACTCTCTGACAAGCTTTCCGATACCGATTTCATTGCAAAGACCGTCCACTCTTGCGGTTTCGGTGCAATCCGCTACGCCGGGTACGACGTTGACGTAAACTCTGATAAAATCAAAGACATCGTCAACGCCGTTACGTCCGATATGGCGTTCAAGAAAAACAAAAAGACGGTAAAGGCCAACCTTCGAAACATCGTTGACCTTGTTCGGCTCAATCTTGCGGACCCGTCCGATAAAAGCGAAGTTTTGGACGTTGCCCGTCACCACGGAATTTCCATTGAAGAGATTTTCCCGCTTATCGAAACGGTGATTAACCGTTCAAACAAGATTGCAAAAGAAAACGGGGAAATTGACTTCACCGACATGATTTATCTTCCGGTGAAGTGGAACCTTTCGATGTACCAAAACAAGTGGGTCTTCGTGGATGAAGCACAGGACCTAAACACTTGCACGCGCCGGGTGATTGACAAGATGCTTCGTCGGGACGGTCGCGCAATTTTCGTGGGAGATCCCCGTCAAGCCATTTACGGTTTCGCGGGTGCGGATTCGGATTCTTTCGAGCAGATCAAAGAAGAGTTTGAAACAACCGAACTTCCGCTAAACATCACCTACCGTTGCCCGAAAAGCCACGTTGAAAACGTGCAACGCATTGTTCCGGAAATCGAGCCCCGTGAAAACGCCCCGGAAGGTAAAATCATCGAAGACAAGATGGACAGCCTACCGAACATTGCCGAAAGTGGGGATTACGTTTTGTGCCGCACAAACGCTCCGCTTATCCGGAATTGCATCCGTCTAATCAAGAACGGACAGCCTGCTCACGTGGTCGGACGAAACATCAAGCGGGGCCTTCTTCAAATTGCAAACCGGATTGATTTTGATAACTTCAACGAAAGCGTTCGTTCTTACTACCAAAGCAAGCGAGAGAAGCTTCTAGAGAACGATACGTCCGAAGAAAAGCTTCGGGCCTTCCGGGATAAGGTAGACGCCATTAAAACCGTCTACGGCGAATATGACGTTTCCACAAAGCGGGGTCTAAAAAGCAAGATCAAGTCCCTGTTCAAAGAAACGCCCGATTCGGTGAAGCTTATGACCGCACACAAGGCGAAGGGCCTTGAAAACGACCGGATTATCATCATCCGAACCGATCTTATGCCGCTTCGTTGGAAGGGTCAAAAGAAGTGGCAGGCAGAGCAGGAGATGAACCTGAAATATACAGCCGAAACTCGCTCTACGGATACGTTAATCTTCCTTCACCCTGAAAACTAATTACAAGTGTCAGCCGGGGTTGCGGGTACATCTTGATAGGTGTACCCGCAACTTATATTAGAGACGGTTTTACGTGATACGTCGAACCGCTCACCAATCTCAGATTGTGTCATATCGGATTCTTCAAGAAGGTACTTTATCTCCCCGGCTTCTTTTTTTGAAAGCGCAGGTGTCTTAGGTTTTTTCAAATCTGGAATGGGTTGGGGCTTGGAAGGTTTTACACCTTCATGAATCTTACCAACATTGATTTCAGAAATGGTTTGGCTTTTTACGTCGTAATGTTTAGCAACAGACTTTTGGGTAAACTTGGTATTATTCAAAAGCCATTTGATTTCTGAAACTTGCTCTTTGGACAGCTTGTAGGTCTTCTTCGGATCTAAAAAAACTTCTTGGGGCTTACGTGGCTTCACATCCGTATATCTTTTCCCGGTCTTGATGCAGGATATGGTATAGCTTGTAACGTCGTAGAGATCACCTATGTCCTTTTGAGAAGCATCCGTATTTTCTATAAGCCATTTGGCTTCGGCAACCTGTTTCTTGGTCATTCCCAATTTATTTGGTTTTGGAATTGATTCGGGTTTTGATGGTTCAACACGTATCCAGTTTCTTTCTTTGATAATATCGCAAATAGCCTGTGCCGATACTCCGTATTTATTTGCAAGCTGTTTTTGGGTACATTCGGTGTTTTTAACGAGCCATTTGATTTCGGCTACACTCTCTTCATCTAACAAAGAAAGTGGTGAATCACTACCATAAGGTGTTTGTCCCCCATAGGCGGTTCGAATAATGTTAGTGAGTTGATCAAAAATATAATCATCATCTAGAACAAGTTGTTCTAGCTCTTTTGCCTCTTCTAAGGTCAGGTCAGTTGCAAGTTTTCTGCCGTAACATTTCCAACCGTTTTGCTTGCACTTTTTAATCGTAGACGATTTGTGTGGATTTACATCGTACCGTAAACTGCTTTCAGAAAAGTGTCTATTCATTCTTCTTCCGGTTCCGCGCCCTACATAAAACGTCTTCGGAACAAAGTTATTTCGGGGCCGTTCGTGTACTAGAGCATAAACGTAGTATCTTCTATTAGAATCATCCATAGTCAAGTTCAGTTCTTGTTAATGTTCACATTTATATATAGTATGATTGCCCGGTTTACTCACACAAGATCAACCGACACACTCATTCTTCTTCACCCCGAAAATTAATCGGTATTGATTGAAGCTGTGGGCACATCTTGATAGGTGTGCCCACAGTTTATATTAGAGACGGTTTTACGGGATACGCCGAGCCGCCTTTTTTACATGCACGGATACGATTTACTCGAAAATGGTCATAATTCAAACAAAAGAAGACCTCTCAAAAGAAGAGGTATACCCCGAGCATCATGGGAAAAATGAAATTTGGTTTAAAGATTCGATTAATGGCAATCTTCGTTTAAGCCAAGGCAAGATTGACCTTTTAAAAGACACCTATATTCAAGTCGATGAAAGAAAAATTTGGGTTTCCGGATGTGACTTCACGTACAGACACAGGCTTTCAAAATACAAAGGCCAATGGGACCGTTGGGGCATGAGGGTACGAAGAAGCTTCCATAGAAAAGACAGAAGAAAAGCCTTGCCAATTTGCGAACGACACTTTCGGCTTCGTCGGTTAGATAAGCAACATAAACAAGCGAAAAAATACGGAAATATTTTAAAGAGTTGGGGTGTCCACTAATGCTTATATTTCTTGAAACAAATTCAGAGATTATAGAACTTACAAATGTTGGATTCGATTTTTCAAGCGCAGGCGTCTTTTCCTGTTGTAAAGACTATTCCGGAAGGTGTCATTACATGTTTGAACGCCCGATAGGAAATGGCACAATGACCTTCAAAGGAAGTAATATTTACGTGCGTTACCGGGTTAGAAAGTTTTGCAAAGAGGGCATGGGAAAGTCTGTGCCAATAAAATTTAAAGACTCTGTAAATTGATTCTCTTACTTGGAACCAACCTCATGCACTTGCATTTAAGTATTGCGATTTTGAAAGAGAGAAACCTCCTGTTACGATGGAAACTGAAGTTGACGGACTTTGCCACCTTCTTGCCCACGAGATCAACAAGCGGATTTCGGGGACTGTGATTGGAACCACCACTCCTTCCGGTCGGACGTGGCACTACGCCTTTTTGACCGAAGATGGGTCCGTGGTTGACAAGCACGGTTTTCATGATTCGGTTGATTCATTTTTGGCAAAGGCCAAAGACAGTTTCGGTCGAGAAGATTTCTCAATTACCGAAGAATCCATTTCAAAAGAAATGGTGGATATATTTACCGAAGATGAAAAGCTTCGGGCTTCAACCTACGCAGAAAACCTTCTTAACTAAGAAAAACACGTCCATGTATCCAATTGGAAAAAAGGAAATTCAAAAGGCCGCAAGTCGGCTTGGAATTGAAATTTCAAACGAGACGCCTTCCCCCGGAGACGCGTATCTTTGTGGAAGGAACACAAGCGTTCAAATGTTTACGTGCAATCGTGTTGAAAACGGCTGCGTGTTTCCGGAGGAAAGAGGATACCCATACAACACCGCAGAGTGCTATAAGGTAAAGACGTGACCCAACACACTTGCTAAAAGAGATCGCCCGTCTTAGAGGCTGTAAGAGGCTTCTAAGGTTAATCTACATACATGAAGAAAATAAAAGAACAATGACAATAGAAAGTGCAATTCAAGTACACAAGTTCTTAAAAGAGAATCCCGGTTTTCTTGACGGGAGAATTTCTTGCACCCTGTCTAAATCAAAACACAAAGACAGAGAAGACTCGTTTTTCAGTAGAGGATACACCGGAGCAATTTTAAAAGAAGAGATTGGTTTTCTTTTTTCTCAAACCGATGATTATTCTTCGGTTCACGGAGTTGCTGCAGAATTTGAAAACAGCGAAGTTTCTCGCACGATGAAGCACTCTGATTTTGATGAAATGATTAAAGAGGTTCATTTTTCCGGGACCGTAGAACACGTCTTGAACAAAATTTCTAGGTGGGAATCAAACGGCAAGTTCAAAAACGTAACGACAACCGAAAACTCTGTTCTCTTGTGGCCGAATGAAGACCGTTGGCCTGTAAAATATGATAACTATCCTATCAAATTTAAGGTTAAATCAGTTGAAAAGGAGCGGAAGTTTCTGCTTTTCAAAAAGAAACCGTTTCGTTCTTACCACGTATTTCGGTTTATCTCTTCATGTATAGAAGACCGAATGTATTCGCTTCCAAACCTTAACTAAAAGACCGGATGATAATTGTGGTCATTGAGCGGGAAGAACCGATAGAACATTGGTATGACGTAAGAGAACAAAATTTTGAAAATGTGGCACTTGTAAATCTTGTTAGAGGCGACAAAAAGCAAGTGCGAATATACGAAAACCTAATCAAGAAAGACTTCAACGAAAACTGGTAGAAAGGTAAACGAACGAACTTCAAACAAAAACAAAAGAATGGTAGATGAAAACGATGTAACAAACTTTAACAGGACCAAAAAAGAGCTTCAAGAGTTTCTTTTGTTTGGTATGTGTGTAGCCGGAAAAACCGCCAAGGTTCAATCAAAGAAGTTAGAAGAGTTTTTGAGTTTAGAAGAAGGCCAGACACCTTTTGAAAAAATTGAATCTATGGTAGAAAAAGGCGTTCTTGAAAGCAACTTGAAGAAAGTAAAAATGGGAAAGTACACAACACTTGTCCCCGGATTTAAAAGCCTTGCAAAAGAAAAGCCGAATCTTGAAACAATTTCAAAGAAAGAGCTTGAAACCTATTCGGGAATTGGGCCAAAAACTTCAAGGTACTTTATTTTGCATTCAAGAGAAGAAGCAAACGTTGCGTGCTTGGACACACACATTTTAAAGTGGATGAAAAGTCTAGGGTATGAAGTTCCAAAGTCTACCCCGTCCGGAAACAGATACAAAAGAATTGAAACCCATTATCTTTCAGAGTGCCGGAAAAGAGGAAGGCACCCGGCTCATTTGGATTTAGAAATTTGGAAACGGTATAGCAAAAGCTCATGAACCCACTTGACCACTATTTGATTGTAACTCTTGTTTTGCTCTACATGCTTTTTGGCACAGGTTCACTTTTAATAACGCAAGGATATAAAATTTACAAGCAAATCAAAGAAGAAAATGAACACGACAACTGATCACGTCATTAAAGTATACAGCGAAGAGCCGTACATCGACCATAGCTTCGAGCTTGAGGGAGAAACCTATTACGTAGCCGTTGTTGAAGTCCGGGTAAGCAACCACGGGCGGGAGACGGACAAGCCAATTACGTTTTTCTCAACGTCGAAAGAAGAGGCTCTTCAAGAAGCTTCAAAGGTAGAAGTTGGATACACTCGACAAGTATAAAGGAAAACCCAAAAACAAATATGAAAGACGTAAAACGAAACGTTCCAAAAAAAGGTGATAGAGTTCGGGTTCGAATGAACCTAAACAAAGGTCTTATCGTTGTGAAAGCCGCAAGTGGCCCAAACTACGGAAAAATGCTTTACATGACCGACGAAGTTGTAAAGGTATCCGATCCGGAGTTTCGAGTCATGGACGGTTCTTACGAAAGGGTCGTAAACGAAGGCCAGAGAGACCTTTGCGCCTACGTTGTGGGGACGTACGAAGGCCATTCAAGTGAAGAAAAAAATCCGAACGTGTTTTACAACCCGTTTCGGCAAAAGCATTTTCACTTCCGGGACTCAACCCCGGTGAAAGGAAAGGTTGAAGGAGAAGAGCTTTTCTTTTGGGCCGAAGACGGGAAAGGGCGAATGAAACTAACAACAGATCAAACAGAAAATGAATGCGATTGAAAAGGTTTTAAAGCGAGAGGATTGGGAATCAAAAGGAAAAGAAGAGATCAACCAAGGGTCATGTAAGTTGTTTGCAGAAGCCGTAAATCAAGAAGACAGCAGGTACAAGGTAAAGCGCGGCCCCCTCCACACGTTTCTTTACAGAGAGGACACGGGGCTTTATTACGACTCCGAGTGCCCGGAAGGTGTAGAGTACCCGGATTTTCTTCCGTTCTATTGCCGTTGCCATAGCATATACGACAGCTACTGGATGCATCTTGGATGGTCGAAGGTTGGTTCAAACAGACATGTCCAAAAAGTATGATTGTATATTTGAAAGACAAGACGGAAAGAAAAGAGTGGCGCAACTACGTAATGGAATATCCAGAGGACGGGGTACCTATGGAGTATCGAGAATTTTCAAAAGACCACATCCTTCATCCGGTATATCATAAAGGATTAAAGGGGACAAAAAAGCAAATCAAACAGGCCATAAGTGTGCCTTCAAAGCAGTTTTACGAAAAGAGCAACGTATTCACGAAAAAAATAGAGATCAAATAACACATGTCCTTGGTAATTGGAGTTTCATATAACGAAAAGTCTATAATCGCAGCAGACTCCGGAGGGTTTAACAGTAGCAACGGCAACTTTGAAGTTGTGAAAAGTCCAAGAAAAATTCAAAAAATTGAAGGGGTCTTATACGGTCTTGTAAACTCTTGGGAAGACATTCAAGTGTTAAAAGAGATAAAGACCGAAAGTAAAAAGTCTGTTAAACCATACCATATGAAAAAAGTTCTTCGGCGTTTTGAAGAAAAAAAGGGGGACAACGGAATGAAGGGAATAGCCATAGACAGCCAGCACATCGTTCGGCTTTACAACTCGAAAGCCCCAAGACATTTGTCCCCCGATAAACACAAGTTTGCCGCCGTAGGCTGTGGGAAGGATTGGGTGGAAGGATATATGCACGCGAAAATCAAAGACTTTGAAGACCCGGAAGAGCTGGTTTCGTCTACGTTTTCTGCTATCCAAGACGTGAACAAGTTTGTTGAACCACCAATACGAAAGGTACTCAAAAACCACCAATGATTGTTGTTTTTAAAACCAAAGAAGCCAAACGATTTTTGAAAAGGTACATTTCTCTTTGGGGGTCGTACAACGACGTTGCCGTAAACCCCGAAGTTTTCATACACAACCAAAAAACGCTTCAAAGAGCAAAAGAAAAAATTATCGAAGCTTCAAAACACGGAAAGATAGTATGAGTTCGGAGAAAGAAAAATTTGACCGGGTTAGCGTTAAATCCAAAGTTAAAACCGGAACAAAAAAAGAAGAAACATCTCGCCCCACAGAACCGTATGAAGTGCTTCTTGAATTTCGTGACGACTCCGGAGCACGGCACTTCATCAAATGGTTTTGGGGAAGGGGTGGACTCGAAAAGTTTCGGGTAGACAAGTGCCTTCCCGATTCAGTGCCGAAAGCCGCAGATCACGTGTTTGGGCTTCCCGAAGAAGGAATTATTACGAGAGACCGACGTAGGTATATACACGAAATTCTTATTCTCTTCGAAACAAAAAAAGAGGCAACGTGTTTTAAGCAGTGGTGGGATTATCTTGGGTCTTCGGCTTTCAATGATTACGTCAACGAATAGTCTTTATTGAACCAATGATTATACTAACGGCAAACTACAACACTTCAAAAATCGTTAACGAATGGGTCGAAGACGAACTTTACGAGAACGGGTGGCACAAACCGTTTCCAATTTCAATTCGAAACATAAAGGGGTGGAGAAAAAACCAAAGCGTTCAAGTTCTTAAAGAAAGACTCGTAAATGAAAATATAAAGAAATGGTAATTTTGTCAAGCACAAAAGAAAACCTAAATGGTTGGCTTACGTCAACAACTGCTATGAAAAAGCTTTCTTTATGTTTTCGAAGAATAGACATTTGGGAAGTTGAAAAATTAAAAAGGGATATCCGGAAGAACCTTTGCCACTAGTTCAATTAAAACGTAACTTTTTAGCCAAAATTAAACACACTCCCGAAGACCCTGAAATTGTTTGTGAACTTTTAGAACCTGTATCTGTACTGTAGAGGCGATGAACTACATCTACGAAATTCGAAATACAAAAACCGAAAGGTCATACATCGGGTCCACCGAAAATTTTCGGAGACGAATGGTTGAACACCGCTCGATGCTTCGAAAAGGTGTCCACTCTTCCCCGTACCTCCAACACTCTTGGAACCAGTACGGGGAAGAGGCTTTTGTATTTCGGGTATTAGAGCAAGTCCCGGAAACCGAACATCTTCTTCAAATTGAGCAGCAGTGGCTTGACGATGTAAAACCTTTTCCGTGGGAAAACCCAAAGGGATACAATATAAGCCCGGATGCTATTGGTGGTTACACTTGGGGACCAAAACACCCAAGATACAATGAAATCGTTGAAAAAATGAAAAAGATCAATTCTGGAGAAAACAACGGGATGTGGGGGAAAGAACATACCGAAGAAACTCTTCAGCTTATGAAAGACCGTGCTGAAGGTCGGTATACTCTTGAATGGTTTATCGAACGATATGGTGAGGAAAAAGGAAAACAACGTTATAAAAGTCGTTGTAAACGTCTATCAAACCGTGAATACGACAACCCAATGAATCATGAAAAACACAGAAAGAAAATTTCGGAAACACTTCAAGGAAGAAATGTTACTTGGAAAGATAAAATTAGTAAAGGTAGAAAAGGAAAAGGGACTGGAAAGGCAAATGTGAACTACAAAGAAATTTCAAAGACAGAACTAAAACAAAAAGTTAAAGAAGAGTTAAAATCAAAAGAATTGGCTGAATATTTTGATGTTTCACAAAACACAATTACCCGCAAACTCAAAAAACATTTCGGATGTGGTCTCCGTGAAGCTAGAAAACAGTTTAGACAATGAAAAAAGGGATGAGCCAAAAGCTCATCCCTTTTTTCTTTTTGTGATATGTAAGGTCCTAAACCTTATACGCGGCCCGGATTATCAACTACTACGATACCATAAAACTCGGGGCGAACCATGCGCTTCGCATACCGTGTCATAACCCCTCTTCTTGGCGTGAAGTTGTTAGGGTCATACACGATAGGTGTCATAATGAGTGGGATATATGGAGCATAAACTGCACCAGTTTCAAGGAAGCTTTGTCCTCTATATCCAACAAGAATGATGTTTTCAAGCATGTATGGGTTCTTGTAAACTTGGAATCTGTTGTACAGAGTACCCACACGCTGAACACCCATAGCGAACTGCATCTCGTCTCCACCTGTGTCGGTTCTGAATCCTTCAATGGACTCAAGAATCGTTGCAACTTGCGGGGAGCAAACAAGGAAGTTTGCACCACCACGCATTGTCTTCTGGTGGATAGAGTTGGAAACGCTTTGGATCTTGTTTCCTAGCGTTTGGAACCAATCGTTCTTACGGGCACCCGGTTGGGAACCTGCGTCAACGAACGAATCAGTTGCCGGATCATACTCAAATCCAACCTTCGTGCTCCAGTACTCTCGCGTTAGAGCGTTGGAAATGAGCATGTCAAGGATCTCAAGATCAATCTCCATTGAAATGTACTCAGAAAGCATACTTGTTAGTTCTGCCTCTGCGTCAATGGAGTGATAAGCGTTAAGGTCCTGTGCAAGCTCCGGAGTCCAGACAGCCTTCAATTTACGTGTCTTTGCCGCAATCGGCTCGGAACGCAAGTCGAAGTCAATTTCCGGAATGTCAAGGATTTCATATCCGCTTGACGGGTTGGTTGTGGAAGGGTAGTCTCCGTTATCACCCGGACCAGCAACGTCAGGGTTCGGGGAACGATCCTCGAAGTCACCACGGTCGAACGTTTCTGGCTGAACTTGATACTCAACCGTTACGTTATCGGAATCGAAGTCTCCAGCCGTTTCAACAGCACCGGAAGTTGTCGGAAGAACAACGAACTCAACTCGCTGCTTGCCACCAAACTGTCCAATGTGCTCGATGTGTGCCGGATAAAATTGGTCAATAATTGCAGACGCAATCGTGAATCCGCGAACACCGTTTGGATCAGCCGTCTCCGGAAGGTCAACCGTAACGGCCCTTAGAAGGTCGTCACCGTCAACAGTAAGGTCTGCTCCATTTACTCCAACAAGATCCGGATCGAAGTCAACTCGGCTCTTAGAAACGGTGTCAACGGATACAACACGTTCGGTTCCGCTTCCACCTGTAGAGTCAAGTCCTTCAACCGTTTGGTCGTTCATAGAGTACGTGAAGCGACCTTCACCGTAAAATCCTCCGGTTGGGTCTCCTTCAACTTCGGTGTCACCGTGGATTAGATCATCCTCGTTGAATCCCGGCTGCGTGGAGCCATACTTGAAGTCAAGGAAGAAGATCAATCCAGAAGGAAGGTTCATCGGCTGAACCGAAACAAATTCCTTCGCAACGATTTCACCAAAAACTCTTCGTACCAATGGGAGAGCAACACCCGCCCATTCTTCGGAACCCTCTGAGGTTCCGGTTCGATTTGCTTCGTTAACAAGCTGTTGATACTGGTTTTCAAGAAGGATTGCAAGACCGTGTGTTTCTTCTTCACGGTCAAGTCCTTCAAGAAGACCTGTCTTTTCCCACTTGTTAACAAGCCCACGGGATTTTTCTTTCAGGGTCTGCTGTGGGCTTTTACCCTGATTAAATTTATTAAGGTCTACAGAAGTTCTCATTTGATTTTTATGAAATTCTGATTAAGTTATGTAAATGATGTAACTTATGATAAATCTTTTTTCCTGCGAGTTATTGTTTACCGATTCTCAATTCCGGCAAGCTTCTTCATTCTTTCAGGGAAGCTTGCGTCTTCGTTGAGAATCTGTTTTGTCTCATTTGAAGAAGGACGTGTAGAGCCTTGTTGTCTAGAGGAACTTAGGTTAATTTGCTCTGTTAGACTCTCGGCTTGGTCCTTCTTGGTCCGTTGACTAGACTGACTTGCGGAGTCGGTAAGGTTCTCTGCAAGGTTTGTGTATGTCAACTTGACCTCACGAATATTTTGTGCTCGATCAAAGGAATCGATAACACGTTTCTTTTGGCGTTCGTTAAGGTCGAACGCATTGGTAAGCTTATTCGTGTAGAGCAGTTTGCTATTAATGAGATTAACCTCATTCATTTCTTCTCGCAGGATTTTGAAAGCCTGTCGAAATTCGTCTAGCTGCTCTTTAAGCTTTTCGTTTTCACGACGAAGACTTCGGTAAGACTCTTCCATTTCGTCTTCGTCTTCCATTTCGTCGTAATCCATTTCTTCCATGTCGTCTTCCTCTTCAAGAAGAAGATCGCCATAGCTTACGTAAGATTCGCCAATGGTAGAATCCGGCATGTCCTCTGCTTCGTAGTCCATCTCTCCGTATCCGTAGCCATAATCAAACTCTACGTAGTCGTCAGACGTGTCCATAAGATCGTCTACAACTTGGTCGTATGGACCGGAAACTGCGCTTGGCTCTTGCATTGGCTCGTCTCGGTCAACAGACGTTACGCCGTATTCACGAAGCGTACTTTCGAGTTCATCCACGTCGATTTCGTACATTACGTCGTCACCGCCGCTTCTGGAACGACCATTTTCAAGATCGTTAAGAAACTCGTCAATTTGTCGGTCTAGATCCCTTTCTTCAATGTCCTCTTCAAGTTCGGATACAACTCGGTCTAGATCCAACTTCTCGTGAACGTCGTCCATTGCCATTGCTCCGTATCCGTCTTCGTGGTCGTCCACGTCAAGCATTGGAGCATCTTCGTGGCCTCCGTCGTGTTGAACCTCGTCGTAAGAAAGCTCGTCTGCAAGATCCGGGTCGCGGTGGCGCTCGCCTCCCGCAACCTCTTCATCGAGTTCAGAGAGGAAGTTTGCGATATTGTCCCAATCGCGCTCGGAAAGTCCAAAGGACTCTTCCATATCTTCTTCTTCCTCGTCCTCTTCTTCGTCTTCTTCGTCTTCATCGTCAAGGTCCATTTCGACCTCTTCTTCATCTTCCATGTCTTCCATGTCTTCTTCGTCGTAGTCACCTTCCATTTCTTCTTCGGCTTCCCGTTGAAGTTGGTCGGCTACAACTTGACGAATCTTTGGCGTGAAAGCTTCACGAAGATAGTCAAAAGCGTTTTCTTTTGCTACTTCTCGAAGCGTTTTGGCGTCAGCCATCGCTTCTTTGAGCATTTCACTATCTGTTTGATCTTTCATGATAGTAGTTTATATGATTTATTGTTGATCTCTGCCTCTATTGAGAGAGACAATTGAGAACTTATGTTAAAATGCTAAATTTCGATACGGCGTATATGAACGCCGTTTTCGACATTTGAATAACTCTTTGCAAGGTGTGTGTAACTTATATGTTCACACTTATATATAGTGTTTGTATGAATTTTTTTTAAAATCCATTTATCCGGAGAAAAAGCGGCGTGCTTTGCTCCACATCTTTGCGGCTTTGCTGCCGCCCTCAATAGCGTCGTACATAGCTTTTCGGATGTGCCTACCCTCTCCTTTCGACGTAATATCAATCCAACGCTCTACTTCTCTTCTTGGGCCTTTCACAATCCATGTAGTATCGGGGTAGTCTTCGTCTTTTTTAACTTCAACGTCGGCTTCTCGGTACGCTTTACTTGCTCGTTTAAAGTCAACCGCTGACGTATATTTCATCACCGCTTCTTCGGTGAGGTGTTGAACCTCTTCACGGATAGTCCGCTTTAGTTTTCGCTGTGAAATCTTCATATTGTTTAATACCTGTTACTTCTATTTTTGCGTTTAATCCGGCGCTCTTTTTGTTTTCGAGCATCCCTTCTTTCTTTTGAAGGTTTTGTAAACTGCTGGTTTTGAATGTGCTCGTATAGAATACCGGACTTTTTAACTCTCCGGTTGAAAACTGAAAGCGCCTTTTCAACGTCGTTGTCTCGAACTTCAACTCCTACTCTTGCTCTTTGCATATAACTCTGTGTGTTTTGATTGATTAGTATTTTATTGTGTTTTCTCTCTTGTTTCGCTAACAACATCGGGAACAGCACTCCTTATTGTTCGTCCCCATTTTTTGCTATCTTTCATCCTGCTGCGTCTTACGTTTCCTCTAAAAAGTCTTGTTCCGGACTGTTCTTTAGGAATAACATACATCGCAACACAGTTTCCTTCTCTTGGGTGGCCTTCAAATCCGGCTATGCCTGAAGATTGCGGGTCAACAAAACCAATAACACTCATTCCGTCTTCATAAACTCCAGCAGCTAGTTTTGTGCTAACAACTTGGCCTCTGTCGGTATCTTCAATATCTCTTCTTCTTTTGAAGCTCTCTCTGATCCTGTCTTCAACTGGATTAATAATGTTTTCAACTAGTGCCCTTTCTGGAATATCTGTCAAATCTTGATTTCTTAGTGTCTCCCAAAGATCATTTCCCATATATGGGTCTAGTTCATAAAGATTTGAAACACTTTCAGTAACTCTTCGTCTTGATCTTCTTGAATTACTGTTCAGGGTCTTTCGAACTTCCTCACGAATGATGCGTTTAAGTTTGCGTTTTGATAGTCTCATTATACTGATTTTTTATTTTAGTAAATGTATATGCGTGTATAGCTTTACTTGCGAGTTACATTAAATCCTGCACCATCAAGGACTCGAAATACTTCTTGGGCGAGTCCCCTACGCATTCCGTCTCCACTTACGACGTATGTTCTAGATCCATAATTGTAAGTGACGGTGGCAAGATCCGGGCCGTCTTCAATTTCCAATCTTTTTCCCATGTCAAAGATTGAGTCATATGAAGGAAGCCTCCGTCTAAGAACATTTGAAGGCTTGTTAAAAAGCCCTTTAGCTTCTTTAAGTTCTTCACGGATCATGCGGCGCAGTTTACGTCTTGAAAGTCTCATTGTGTTTTAATTCTTCCTATTAACTTAACGTTAAATGTAATCGTTTGTAGTTGTTTGTTTACTTGGACATGATTCCACCTACTTGCGGATCTCTTTTGTCTCCACCTGCAAACTTGCTTGCAGCGTTAGAAACAGAATAGACCCCATAAACGGCAAGGTTAAACTGTGTCCAGTTCACCGGGTCAATAAATCCTGTAAGAAGAAGAGCAATGCTAATCACGTGAAGAGCAACCCCCGCAAGAAACTTCCTTGACGTAAACCGTTCTTTTAGGTCTTGAGGAAGCCCAACGTCAAGTTTCTTTTTGCTTTTTGGGGGATTTTCACTCTTCTCTTTATCTTCCCCGTCCCCAACTTGCTCTGGAGGTTTGGGGGGCATTGGGGCTTGTGTATTTGCTTTGTCGGTTGTCATTGTCAGTTACTTTGTTTTTCAAAACATGAATATTTAACATAACCTTTATTGAAAACAAGCGGTAACTGATTTGCAACCGTTTTATTTAACTTATATTTTTTACAGGTCTTCAATCATAAACCGAAGTCCGCGAATTACTTTCGGCTTGATAGATGTTGGCATATCGTCTTTTGTGACCGTTTCAAGGTCAAGCTCGACCTCTTTGCTTAAAAGATTGTTTAGGTCTTCGACAAGTTGACCTTTATCTTCGAACTTCGGGTCAACCTGTTCGTTGTCAGGGTCAACGCCTTCCGGGTATACCGGATCACCGTTTTCGTCACGAACGATTTGGTCATTAACGTGGCGCTGGTATGCCTTTTGATAACGTTCGTGAGCCTGTTCGAGTTCTTCAGCGTTAATGACGACCGCCCAAACTAGGTCGCCTTCGATTTCCATGTCTTCTAGAACTTGAATTGCTTGTCGTGCTTGAATAACTTCTCGGTTTGTAAGCTTCATTTTTTGTATAATGGTTTTATTGTTCATTCATCTGACGTGTCAGGTTTGATTTATTCTTGGCCGCTTGACACGTCGAAGTAGCGGTCAAGAATCATTGCAATATCTTCATATAGGGCAGAAAGACGTTCTCGGTTCTTTTGCGTCTTTTCTGCCGTTTTTTCAAACTTGTTTAAATATTTTTTGAGTTCTCTCATATTGCGGTTAACCGTTACGTTGTCAAACGGCGTGTTCTTTTCGTTTAAATACCGCTTGGCGTACTTAGCAACCGCATGAAGTTTCTTTGAAAGCTTGTTTAAATTTCCTTCATTATATATATACTTGTCGTTTTCGTGAAAATTTTTTAGCTCACGAAAGAGGATTTTCTTTTGGTCTTCGGAAAGATTGCCTTCCGATTCAAACCAGTTTTCGTTTGAAGACTCTTTTTTCTGTTCTTCGACCAAAAGTGAAACAAGCTTATCAAATTTCATGAGATTTTCTTTTTACTTCAGTCTTATATATCTACCACTCTTTCCTTGTTGCCATTCTTGACAAATCTGTAGTCGTATATGCTTTCTTCCCCGGCCTGTGGCCTTTCGATTTCGTACCCGTTGTTTTTAGCCCACATCTTCATCTTCTCAAAAGCGTGGGTTAAATTAGACCCTCTTGTTATGTGCTCGATTTCATAGTCTTTTTCTTTTGGAGCAGTAAGCCCAAGCCTCACAACGTCAGAAAAAAGCTTTTCGCGTAAGATATCCTTAAAAGTAATCATTATCCATCAAACCATAATTCAGCAACTTGACCGTCAAATCTAACTTTATTTAAGTCACTTCTTTTAGCAATGGAAGAAAGCATATTCGGATTCAAGGTTAGACCACCGGGAAGAGTCGAAGGGTTAATCTCTACTATATAAATAGGTTCGCCCATTCGCATATCTTCCTTATAAACTTTGTAGCGAGAGGTATCACCTAAACCCATAGTTTGAAGAGCAGAGTCTATCTTCCGGGGAACACTAGGCCCGGACACTGTTTCTTGTTCAGACAAAACCTTTTTTGTTTCTTCACGAACTATTTTCTGAAGTTTTTGGTTACTAATTTTCATTTGTCTTTTTGGTTTAGTGTTTTTTTTAATCATTCTCCCCGTTTGGGCCTGTTCTCCAATCTTCACGGCCCAAATACTCGTCTTTTAGCGAAGCGCAAAATGCTTCCGGGTCGTCAAGCTCGTCTTCCATTTTGTCCATACAATTTGAGAAAAACCCTTCTGTGTCGTCTTTTGTTTTTCCTGTAAGGCTTCTAGCAAAGCTTTGAAGGCTTTCTTCGTCCCATCCGGGGGGAAGGTTTTCCCATCCTATGTACGGATTCTCTTCCGCTAACAAATGTTCTTTAATATACGCTCTTGCTTTTCTTCGAAAAGCCTCTTCTTTTACTTCCGGGGGAATGTCGTCGTGACCAGTTTCGGCAAAATCTTTTGCATCTTCCATCGAAATGTCGTCAGCGATAGACTTGATCTTTTCTGCCAAGTCGTCGTCAAGCTCGCCCAAGTCAAGTTCTCCTTGCTTGTAAGCGTAAACCATTCCGAAAAGCCTCTGTTGGGTTTCAGACTTTGATTTTTCGTTTACAACAGATTCATCAAGCCGTTCTCTTGATTTTGGGTGCATCCCAATCCTACCAAAGTATTCCCGGTTAAGCTCTCGGATTGCCTTTTTTGGGTTTTGAAGAAGCATGTCTACCTCTTCTTCGTTGATGTAGTAAGATCCGGCCCCTTCAATACCTTTATCAATGAACCTGTAGTCCTTGTGATAACCTCTAGCGGCCTTTAGCCCAAAGATAGTATATGGACCTTCAAACTCGCTTTCCTCTAGAGGAACGGCCACTAAAACGTTCATCGGCTCGCTGTAGTGAACTTCTTCGAATGCATCTTCTTGGTGAAGCATCCGATACGTCGTGTTGTACAAGTCGGTAATTTCTTGGAAGGTGTCCGTATACGGCCTGCCGGGGTTATACTCTCTGTAGTGGCTAAACGGAGAACGCACAGGTCGTCCACGATTTGCATAATACGCCTCGTGAATCAAACTTCTAATGAAATCTTTACTGTTCATATCTTTTTACTGGTTTTCTAAAGTTCCTTCGGCTGTTGACTTCATTTCTTCGATGAACTGCTCTACGGATTCAACGTCAAACTCTCCTGCCGCGTCGGAAACGTCGTTAACAATTTCTTCAATTGAAACGGTTGGAAAACTTGACGTGGTTGTTTTGAACCGAAGAATTTGCTTGCCCCGAAGGTCGGGGTTTTGAAGAGAAAAAGAAATTTGAAGAACGCTTCTAGATCGGCCAAAGTATTCTACGGTAACGTCAAACCCTTCATACGTTCCGTTATAGGTGAAATACGTTCCGGCCCTCCCTGAACGATATAGGTCCATTTCTTCACCTAGGTTTTCCCCAAGCGTTCGAAGCTCTTTTTCAAGTTCGGAAAACGCCTCTTTAAGTAAACTGTTGAGCCGAATCATTATTCAATTTCGTATTCTTCAGACATTTCTTCAATAAGCTCGCTTGCAAAACTGTTTACGTCTTTCCACCTATCCATTTCTTTCTTTGCCTCCCGGCTTTCGGTAATAAGACCCTCTTGCACGACCCCTTCGTTTACTTCGTCCATGAACGCGCCGTGTGTTGAAGGGTTTGAAACAAAGTCCCAAGCGATAAGATCAAAGTCATTTCCAACTCGAAGCGTTCCGTCTGTTTGTTCTTTCACGCTTCCCATTCCACGGCTTGAAATTCCGATATTCACGTTGTCGTTAAGAAGACTTTTTAGAATTCGACCGTTGGGCGTGTCAAGAACTTTTACTTCCCCCATAAGATCGTTTCCTTTCCACCACACATCCGTAACCATGTGTGAAACGTTTTTTAGGTTCACAACGGAACTGTCCGGGTGGTCAAGTTCGCCTAATGCTCTGCGTTCATTAATGAGCTTCTTATAATCTTCAACTTCCCGTTTAAGCACTTTTTTAGGATATATCCGACCGTTCTGGTTTTGGGCATTGGCCCGTTGAAGAATACCTTTTACAACAAGGGGCTCGTCAGAGTCCCCCGCAGCCTCGTCAAGTCGAGTCTTTTTCTTTTCGTACCTGAAAGGCCGAACATCAACAATGTCCGCTTTTTCTTTTTCCGGCTTTGTATCAAGCTGTTGTTTTGTTTCTACTTCTGCCATGTTTGAAAGCTTAGTTTTGATAATTGATTACTAAAACAGTTCCGTAACACTTGAAATCATTCGAGAAACTTTGTCTGCGTCGTTTGCTCCAATGATAATACCGTTTGTTTCTCCGTACTCAACGATGTATACTCCAACGTCCATTGTCCGCTGGTCTTCAACGGCATAAATTTCAATGTCTCCACCCATTGTTCGAAGACTTCCGATCTCTTCCCGGATTTCAATTGGACCTACACCTTTGCCAACAACCTCTCCGGGAGACAGGTGGGATTCGGAGATAAGATTTGAAACTTCTTCTCGAATAATACGTTTAAGTTTTTGTGGAGACATGGATCTTTTGGTTTCAAATTAGTCAATCCAAAAAGACCTGCGCCTAAACAGGTCGTAAAAGACTTCTGAAATTTCCGAACGAATGATTCGCCGGATCTCTTCTTCTTCGTCTTTGGAAAATTCTTCTTTGATAAGGGTGCGACGCACCTCGTCTTGAATTATGCGCCGCAACTTCGTACCCTCTTTATCTTTCATTTAAAATTGAAGTTATCTTCTATTTCACCTACCAAGTACCAAAGGTCGTTACTGGACCCGGTAGTTCTCGTTGATGTATGAAAGCTTCTCTTCAAGCTCGTCGTTGCTTAGGCTTTCAAGAAGGGCTTGGGTAAAGGAAACCTCTCCCATAAGTTGCCTCATCTTGTCTGCCTGTTCGTTAAGCCTTTGCCGTTGGGACTGTTTGTTTTCGTTTAGTCCTGCAAGCTCTTTGAATCGTGACTTCTTTTGTCCGTTAATAAGATTTCCCATTGTACGTTTTATAAATTGTGTAAAGTGAATGAATCTTTAGATACACGTAAACTTTTAATGAATCTTCGTATGTGAACTTATCGCTCAACGTCAATAAAGTTTCGGATGTTCTTTGCAATCTTACCCGGTTCTGCGTCTGCTCCAAGCTTATCTTTTATTTCGTCTTCTCCGATTTCGCCGTCTTCAAGCCTTCCTTGAAGCCCCTCAAGATCGTCAGCAACGTCTTCAAGCTCATCGGTTTCATAGTCGTCAAAAGCCTTCCTAAAGTCTTCAGCGGTGTTTCCGCTAAGGTCTTTATCTGCAACCCCAAGGTCTTCAAGCTCTTTTCCTATATCTTTTGTTTTCTTTTCGGTTTCGCCGCTAGAGTCGTCGCCTCCACCGCCGAACTTCTCTTTTGCTTTCTTCTCTATTTTTTTAGCTTTCTTGAAGGCAGGGTGTCCACTTCCATAACTTAGAGCGGTTTTTAGCTTGATTTCTTTTCCCGTTTTTGGGTTTTCAATCTTGGTGTTATACACCTTTTTCATTTTCTTATTTTTCTCTTCTCTAACCACTTGACGGACCATCTTTCTAATACCGCGAATGGCCTTTTGCTTTTTTACTTCTTCGTTTATAATTTGTCTTAGTCGTTTTCTCATTTTAACGTTTGAATAGTTTTATGTGTGTGTTTGTGTTTAAAACTTATTGAGTAATGAATTTATTATGTAATGAGTTTTTTGACCTCTCTTCGAATGCGCTCGTCTTTTTTTGCAAGTGGGCCAAAAAACGCAAGAAAGTCTTGAATAGCCTCCGGGCTTGTAACGTCTTGAACAAGCGTATATCCGTATTGCTTGTTAATCTTTTTTAGCTTTTTCTTTCTTTTTTCTTCATCTTCTTCGGAGTCCCCAGAAAACGCATACGGGGTATCATATCCCGGAACGTTCAACGTGGTCGTGGCCTCGTCTGTCGTTTCTTCGTTTTCCTCTCTGTCAGAGTCAACAATAATTGTTTTAATGTACTCTCTTAGCTTGCCTTTCGGGTATTTAAGAGAGGAACCCTTGCAACCGCAGTCTTCGTTAATTTTTTTTCTCATTGGCTTTGAAGCTGGTTTTCAATTTTTTCTTGAAGCTGGTAATACATAAGAAGTTTCGTCACTTGATCTTCGCTAACGTGCTGGCCATTTTTCACGTTACCGATAAGCTCGGAAGCTTCTTTAACCTTCGTTTTTGTAACTGTGTCTTCAATTTCACTTTGAAGAGAAGAAAGGGTTTCTTTCAACTCTTCTGCTTCAGAGTCCACATATTCCCGGAGGTTGTTCGTATTTGAAATGTTGTTGATGTACTTGCGAAGAAGTTTCTTTTGCTTGCCATTTAAGCCGTTATAGCGGTCATTAAACCGCTCGATCATAAGCTTTTGTGCATAAAGGCGAAGGTCTTTACTTTGGTTTTTATACTCTTCAATCTCTTTTGACCGGGCCTCTCTTAACTTCTCTTCTTTGGTTGGCTCGGACGTATCACTTGTAATGTGCTCGACAAGCGTGTCTTCAGATCGAACAACATCTGCAGGGTTGTATATTTCTTTGTCGTCTTTTTCCGCTTCAAAGATTTTGTAAACACTCGCATACTCTTTGTAGTTGTCAACTCTTGACTTGAAAAACTCTTCAAGTGGGTAATGCTCTTTGATCTCTCCAATCAAGTCGTATCTTTGATTATAAAGCTTCTGGTCGTCAAGCTTCTTACGGGCTTCAACAACTCGATCAATAAGCTCTTTTGCTTTGCTTGGGTCGGAGAAATCTTCACTCATTAAAACGTTGTACAAAGAATACTCTTTGGCAAGCTCGGTATCTTTGTAGTATTCGCGGATAATTCGAGCCGCCTCGCTTTTTGTTTCTCCATTTAGGGCGTCAACGGTAATTTGACGCACCAGCATTTCAAAAATCAAGCCAGTATTTTTGTATTTCGAGTGTTTTATCTTTTTCATCTTAGGTTTTTGTTAAATCTTCTTCACTTTATATATAGAAAAGTTACGTGCTCCTTTGTAAAAGAGTGTTACAAGGTTTCATCTAGCAATTCTTTGAGTCTATCATTTTTTTCTTCAAGGGCTGACTCGTCCATATATGTATCTTTCATATGATCTTCGTTTCCTTCGTCTTCTTTGTCTTCGTCTTCGGTGTATGTTTCATGAATGAGCCGTCTTTTTCTGTTGAAATGTTTCTCTAAACTTGAAGAAAGAGCCATTGGGCTTCCTCCTTGGTAGTTGTGAGTTATATCCGAAGACTTGTTTCTAAGTTGATTTGAAAGGTCTTTCATTCCTGAAACATCATCGTCTCCGCCTCCAAGATCATTTCCACCTTCATCTTTATCTAAGTCTTCTAGTTCGTCTTCGGTGTTGTCAATGTCGAAGTTCTGGATTTGTGAGCTTCCACTCATTGCCAAATCACTTGGCGTCCCGTAACTCATTCCCGTCTTTACGGGATCGTTGCCTTCACGTTCGATTTGATCCTTTCGGAAGTTTCTCTTCCAGTCCCGAACCTTCTCTTTGTATTCTTCATCGATTTCGTCTTCGGACATGTTAAACACTTCCTTTGCAATCTTTTCATCCGATAGGAAAGGCATTTCTCGCATGTCACGCGCAAGACTAACCTTCCGGCTAAGAAACTCAATCCGTTCTTGTTCTGCAACAATGCTTGGGTTTGTAAACGAGAAGTTAAAGTCAATAAGATCACTTCCCCTGTACCCTCGGACATACAGGTGAACAACGGCGATTTTTTTCAACTCTCTTGCAATAGACCGTTGAAGGTTTTCTACGGCGTTAGAAAACTTAATGGACTCTTGGGCAAGAGTGGCTTTTCCTTGAATTTCTTGTTCGTATCCTAAGAAAGCATTTGGAATCTTTAAAGCCGACATAAGCTTCTTCCGAAGATACTCAACGTCTTCCATCGCTTGATATTGAAGGCCCTGAAGACTTTGAATTTCCGTTCCGGATTGGTTTCCCCGAACCGGAAGAAAAAAGTCTTCAAGCATATTCTGCATGTTGAATTCCAAGTTGTATTGTCCCGTTTCCGGGTCAACAAGCGGGGTTTGCTGAATGTCGTTCATTACGTCGTTCATATAGCTTTCAATTGCGTCAGGTTCGATGTTCCCAACGTCAATTTTGAAAACCCGCTTCTCCGGTGCCCTCATGATCCGGTGAATCAACATAGCCTCTTCCATCAAAGAAAGCTGTTGCCAAATCTTTCGGCCATTTTCAATGATGCTCTTCCCGTACGGAAAAAAGTTCCCGTCATTTATGAATCGAAAGTGTGCAACTTCCCATTCTTCAAAAGCAACTTGCCCTTGCGTGCTGCTTGTGTATGCGGACCCGTGGGCATTCCCTTGATAGACAAATTTAATCTCGTCTCCGTGGGTATCTTCTTGTCTTACAATTTCATACGGGGAAAGTGGGGTAACTTTTGTCACTCCAACGTCTTCGTTGATCGTCATGTGAAGAAACAAGTCCCCATACTTTGCAATTGAGCGTGCCCACCACCGGGCGTTAAAATTCACATCCAGAATATTGAAAACTAAATTTTCAAGAACAGACTTGATTTCCCCATTTTCACACTTTACATCCAAAATCTGTCCATATGCGTCTTTAGTTGCAACTTCGTTTGCGTAAATATCAAGAGCAGATGCAATAATCGGGTCTTGGTCCATATCTTCATAGGTTTGAAAAAGCTCAAACCTGTTTGCATGAAGAGCCTGTGAAGACGAGTATCCGCTTGAAGAGTAATGGCTTTGCCCGGACCCATAAAGCTTTTTGAAACGCCCGTCCGCAAGGTCTTGTGAAATAGATTGGCTACTACGTAAGTCTGCCGTTGTCACGTCCTCTCCATCCGAAGAGCGGACAATCACCTCGCTGGAAAAGAGACGTGAGAGGGCATTTCTAATACTTCCTCTTGACTTTTCTGCCATTCTGTGTATTTATACTCTTTAAATTTATAACTTACTCGCTTCTATTCATTCATATATAGCTTTAGGCTACACAAGCCTTACAATCTTGTTTTCGTCGGTAATTTGGTCGTATCCTTTTCCCCAATCTGCCACGTAGTTTCTTCCGACGTAACCACCGTAAACCTCTCCGTGTCCAGTCTGAGAATCGTATTCTGCTTGGTTGACGATGTAAAATTCATATGAAGACGGGTTAAAAGAACTCGTTCCAAGTTCGTCTCGAAGCTGGCGAACAAGTTCGCTGTACTGTGGGCTTCTCGGGTGAACCAAAATCATATCCGGGTCGTCAATAACGTCCCCAACCGTAGACTCTTCCCGGTTTTCTTGCTCTTGTAGGCGTCGAAGTTCTTCAACGAAAATTTGCTGTTTTCCTTCTTTTGAATTGATTCTCATATTAGTTGACTCTTTATATTTATCGGATTTTCTTTTTTCTCCGTCTGATCGTTCGATGTATCCTTGTGCCTTGCAACTTGCTCTTTGGGTAAATCCCATGTCTTCCGGATCGGTGTTTTTGCAATACTCTTCACTTGCTTTTTCTAAAATGCGATTTCTAGTAGCGGAGCGAACGTATTCTTCAATTTTCCATTCTTCGCCTTCACTTAAAAGGTCGGACACGGACTTGTCTTTTCTCCAAAACACACAACTCCAAAACTTTGCGGTGTGCTTATCGGATTGATCAAGTTCCCCACAGCTAAATCTAGACCGGAAAGATTTAAGCCGTGCCGGATCGTCTCTTTTGATTTCCATCGTGTCAGACCCGAACTTAACTTTGTTCACGTTTCCAGAATCGGGGTTCCGGACGTAAACGGCAAACTTCTTTTCATCGTCTTCAATCCGAAACGGGTCGTAAAGCGTAACTTCCCGACCATCATACTCTGCATCTTCTTGGTCCGGAAGCTCGGGAGTATCATAGTCGGGAAGATCGTCCATTGTAAGCTCTTCGTCTTCGTCTTCGGTCAATATGTGGGCGATCTGTTTTTTTGTAATCATGATACAATTGTTTGCCTGTATTTTGATAAAATTTTAACTCTTACTAACCAATCCGAACTTGAAAGTAAAACTGGTTGCCATACATTGCAACTTTCAAAATATCCATTCTTGCTCCATAAGAAAGGTCGTCGATGTTTAACTCAAAGTCTCGAACACCCGGCTTTAAGTACACCTCCCATGTGTCGTCTAGAAGCTGTGAAATTTGATCTACTTCGCGCCCTTCTACTCCGATTGCGCGTGTAATAAGACGTTTAAGAGGTTCTGGATACTGCTCAAGGTTCTCTTGTTCTTTGATTACACGTCTTGTTTCTTTTTGAATAATTCTTCTAAGTTTTCTTTTGTTCATTGTTTTCTATTTTTTTTATTAGTTTATGTAACGGTATTCAAACAACTCGTGTTTATATATCTTTTAGTAAATGTCAATAACAATGTCGCCAGACTTCGGCTTAAAGTTTTCTTTTCTCATAACCGTAATTACGGTAAGAGCAAGAACCGAAGGATCTCTTGTTCGTTCTAAAACTCCAACCAAGTTTAAATCATAGGTATTATCTCGAATTACGAATTCGTCGCCCACGTCCATCCGGTTATTGATTAGATACTGAAGAATCTTGTCGGACGCCTCTTCTGCCGTTGCAATAATTTCTTCCTCGTCAATTTCGTTTCCCTGTCCGTGGCGAAACCTTCGTTCATCTGCATGTCTAGACAAATCAACATTGACTTCAATTGTAACGCTCTCCAAAAATTTGCCAATTGAACGCTCGGCAATTTTTTTAGTAAGCTCTTCAAGCATATCGTTTAACTTCATGACTTTTTACGTTTGGTTTTCTTTCTTTTTCTAGAACCTTTTTTGTAGCTACTTTTTTTCCGGTGAGCTTTTTTGGCTGCCTTCGAACGCCTTCTTTTTTCTTTACTTGACATTCGGACGCACCGACCATCTTTTGCTTTCTTACCCTTTGGGCAGTCAAGCTTACGGACTTTCTTCCCGTTTCTATAAACGGTTTTGTACCGCGCTTCTTCAATTTCTTTTCGAATAAGTTTTCTTAGTCGTTCCCTTGTTAATTTTTTCATACTACCATCATAAGTTCTTCGATAAGTTCATCTAAAAGTAACTCCACCTCTGCAGGATCTTTGTTAAGGCGATCTGAAAGCTTTTGAATAAGACGAGTTGAAGTCCTTACTCCTTTCATGTGGGAAAGAAGGTCGTTTAGGTCACAATACAGGTCGCCTTTTGTGATCTTTTCTTGAAGTTTGTTTCTTTGTTTTCGGTATTTCATAGCACTTATTTACTTAGTTGAAAAGCCAAGAAATGTCTTCTCCACTCGAAGGGTCTCGATACGGATTCCCCCTGTTTTTTCCAGAGGAGATTCCGGAACTTGGAATTTGCTTGCTTGGTGAGTTTTTGTTTTTGATTCCCTTCACCATGCCTTTGTTCATTTCTTTTTCGTTGCCAAAGACTCGGATAGCTGTATCCCGGCTCCAAAACGCAAACATCGTAGCAAATATCAAGTCGTCGTAAAACCCGTCAAGGTGTTCTGCCCGTTTTGAAGTTTTCCACACAAACGTTTTAAGCTCGTCTACAAGTCTAGACGAGCGAATCGTGGCGTAGTCTTTTCGGATAAACTCTTCAAGCTTCGATACAAGAAGCGGTCTTGTTTTTCTTGTTGTTTTAAGTCCCGGATACACCTTCTTTTTAGAAGAAACGTTTGCGTTCACCTCAACAATTTTAAAGTCGCTTGACGTATAAAGAAGATTCTTGTAATCCATGTCAATGAGCCGTTGAAGGGTTGTAAACCCATAATTGTTTCTCTCGACAACGGCTAGAGCTTGATTGTAAATGTTTCCAACTTTGTATATTTGTTCACCAAGCTGGTCTGGAGCGATTCTTGCTCTGTATTCTGCAACTTGTTCTATCTGTTTGGTTGTGAACACCTGAAAAGTCGAAAAGTCGCCTTCATCGTCCCCCCTTGCAACATCTGCGGATATGATATAATTTGTGTTCGGTTGTGGCTCTTCCCAAACCCAGAGGCTTGTTCCCGCAAGAATTGGAACCTTATACTTTGGCTTTGAAACCGTGTGTTCTTCGATGGATTCGATCCGGTCCATTTCAATTACAGTTGTACCGGAACTGGAGAAATCGCAATCATATTCTCGTTTTGCTTCCTTTTCCGGAAGCTTTTCCCCCTGCTCTTTTCTCCACTGCGCGTCTCTATCGGGGTGGAGGCTCCAATGAAGTTTGATCGGGTGAAAACCGTTTTCTCCTTCTCCAACCCACTTTTCTTTGTTCGGTGTGTCGTCTACCATTTCTGCTCCGTTCACCGCCTTTTGCCATACTTCATGAAACCAATTCCCGATGTTCTCAGGCGTTGAAAGCACGACAGAACTTCCCCCGGACTGTGAAAGCGTAGCTTGAACGCTAGCCCAAAGGTCACGGGCACCGTCGATAAACGCGGCTTCGTCAATAATTAAAAGAGAAAGAGACTCGGATCGGCCCGCATTTTCTGTTGTGGTTTCAGCGGAGATTTGACTTTGATTGTCAAGCTCCATCGAAAGCCTGTTATCACGCACTTTTTTTCTTCGAAAAAACGAAGGCAAGTTGTCGTGCATGATTTTGGTTTTTTTCACCAAGTTGGCTGCAACGCTTTGTTTTAAGGCCACAACCAAAATGTTTTTATCGGTGTTGAATACCATAAGCCAAAGCGCGTACGCCGCCATAAGCGTCGATATACCCATTTGACGGGCTTTTAAAATAACGTTGAAGCGGTTATTTTCAATCTCTTCAAGCGTCCTTTCTTGAAACGGGTAAAGATCAAACGGAATCTTTCCCTTCTGTTGATCTTGAATCATGCAGTACTTCCGCATGAAATACTCGGGATTAGTTGCACACTTTAGGTACTCTTCCCGCTGGTTTTGAAGGATTTCTTTCCGTTTGTTTGACTGATTTGACATGCTACTGCTTAGTTGATAGTTTACCCGTGAAGAAGCTTTCTTTCACTTTCTCGGATCGTGCTATTCCAAAAAGATTCTCCTTCATCTTTTTCGAGAGGACTATCCGGACGTGCTCTTTTTTTCTTTGTTGAAAGGTCTTTGTCCGGGTCAAAAGCCGTAGAGGGGCCACCGCTTACGACAACCCCTCCACCGTTTACGTCAAGTTTTTTCCGGAGATTTTTAGCCTTCTGTGGGCGAGCCTCTTTTTCTACGTCTCCAAAAAAGTCGTTTGACATGACACTTCGATTGTTTGTTTAAAGATTTTCAATATCTTCTCGAATCTCTCCAAGACGCTTGACAATTCTTGAAATTTTGTCGTTGTTTGAACCGTCTGCAGCTTCCCGGAGAAGAGAAACAGTTTCGTCAATGCTTTCGGTAACAATGTCGAGTTGGCCTCTCTTCATGTCTTCAAGACCTCTGTACGTAAAGTCGTCTTGTCTTGAAGGAGAACTCATGTCGTGAATTGGTTGAAGCCCAACCATTCCACCTACGGCCTCGTCAATTTGTCTTTTTGAAGAAGTTTGTCTGCGAATCTCGCGTTCTACAAGTCTGCGAATTTTTCGTCTATTGATTTTCATATTATCAGTTGTTAAGTTGATGAAAGATTAATGAATGTAGTAAATAATGTTGCCATGCTAGTGTAGACGTTTGGTGTTTGGCGTTGTTAATTTGTTTGTCCGACGACATATGCCGAACCGATAACTGCAGCCGCTCCACCGACAAAGTAAAGCCACTTTCTCCGGTTTGCGGAATTTAGCTGTTCTCTTAGGCCCTCTATTTCGTTGTTTTTTTCTTCAAGAAGCTCGTTTCGGTTTTTTATTCTCCGGTCTTTGATTCCAATAAGAAGGCTATCTTTTTGCCGAAGGGCTTTAAGCGTCCGGACTTGTGACTCCAAATTTCGTTTTAACCTTTGAAGATCTTGAATCTTCTTCTGTTTCTTTTGAATATCGTCTCTTACCCGTTCAAGCTGCTTGACAGGAACACAAACGCTATCTTGTGACGCAGAAGAAGACGAAGAAGATTGCCCAAAGGCAACTGTAGGGGACAACAGCAAAAATGCTATAAGTAACGTAACAGACTTTTTAATCATTTTTGTCACCATAATTGTTTTGAAGCCAATCTCTTACATTTTCTTCATTTTCTTTCGGTTTGGGGTCTTCCCGGAGGTCTTCTCTTATCTTTTTCTCTTCTTCTTCAAGATTGTTTAAGTCTTTTTCAAGACCCTCTTTCTCCTTTTCAACTTCACGTTCTTTTTCTTGAAGTTTTTGGTCTTCGTTTTGAAGCTTGTTTTGCCTCCGGAGGCTCTTTTCGATTTTTTCTTGTGCGGAGTCGTCAAAAAACACAAGATAGCCCAAGATAATTGACAACCCAAGGGCTATGTACTCCCAAGATTTCTTCAAGAAAGACAAAATAGCTTCTCCAATACGTATAAATGTTTCAATCATGGCCTTATGTTTTTAGCGATTTTTCTTCCGTCTATATCCCCACCTTGAAGCTGGATTTTCTCGATAGCTTTGTTTACAATTCCGGTTATGTGTTGCTCTGCATTCATAGGAGAAGAAATTGCAACATCATAAATCGCGTCAACCGCTCTTTCATACTCTGCTTGGCCGACGTTTTCATCTACTTTTTTTTTGCTCTTTTCACCACTTCTCGAACGGCTTTTTCTTTGCTTACTCCCCGTTCCATAAGCTGACGAACCGCCCGTTTGAACGATTCAAGCTTTTTTGAAGATTCGTTTAAGCCATCTTTTCTTTGAACGTAGTCTTTAGCTTGCTCGATAGCTTCTTGGTCTTTTGTATCCGTGTCTTCGTTCCATCCTAGGCTAACAAAGTCGAAGAACTTTTTCTTCTCTTTATCATTTAATTCTTGTGGAGAATCAATTCCAAACACGTCCATCATCTGTTTGAAATATTTTTGGTACTCCGTCTCTTCATTTAAAATTTTTGAAACCTCTTCTTGAATGAAGCTTCTAATTTGATCTTTATTCATGGTATTCTTATTTGACTTTTATTATGATTGTAAAGAATGTTTTGCCGATTCGATAACTCGTTGCTACTCGTCTAAGATATTAGTTGTTGTCTTCTACGTTTACACCGATAGGTGGCTCGTAAATCACAAGCATTTTTGACCCGGCCTCGGACACGTCCTCGACAGAGTGTTCAACCCCACACGGAACGTATATGCTATCTCCAGAGGATAGGATCTTTGTCTTGTCTTTAATTTCATACTTTAGCTCGCCTGAAATAACAATTGAAAGTTCAGACTTGTTGGGATGGGAGTGGTCAGGTAGGCTACCGCCCGGATCTACATTTTCAATCCATCCGTCAATATCTTCTCTTTCGATAACGGACTTTATCTTCCACCCGTCTTGAATTTCTATGGGCTCGGTTGTATACGGAATATTACTTACAAACCCTTCTCTATATTTCGTTTCAAGTCGGGTCGAAAGTTCCGATTGTAAGCTAAGTATTTTTTCGTGTTTTTCACTCATGATACCATTTCAATTGTTACATGAATTTCATGTTTCTTTTATAGTAAAATTCTGTTGTTAATCTTTGTTGGCTTCTTCTAAGAGTTTTTGCAAAACTTCGATTGTATTCTCTTGTTCAATTTTACGTTCTCTGCTTTCTTTATCTCGTTGGTCTCTCAAAGAAAGATACTTGTCCCGCCAATAGTCTCTGCGATCCATAGTTTTTTTAAGCCAATAAGCCACGACAGCAGCAACCGCTGGCCCTGTACCCAACTTTAGGATTTCCAGTAGAATGGAAATTTCCATTGCAAAATATGATGTTTCTTTGAAATTTAAAAAATAACCAGCGCAGGTGTCGGTTTCATTGTTACCGCTTACTGTTCTTCGTTTTCTTCCTCAAGTTGTGCAACTTCTTCTTTTAGGTTTTCAATTTTTTCTTCATACAAAGAAACAAATTCCTCAAAATCTTCTTCTAGTTGATTTATATCCGGCCCACCAGACCAAACTTCCATTCTTCCTTGAGGATTTTGAACGTACTCGTCGTCCCCTTTTTGGCTTTCTAGAAACTCTTGAAACTCTTTCTTTTGGTCTTCAAGCCAAGACTCGATGTTTTTGATGGTACGCTTTTTGTGGTAAAGCTCATATTCTCCGCGAGCCCGGAGCGTAGATTCAAACTCAATCTGGCAGTCAAAACAATGTCCGTGAATCTTATATGCTTTTTTGTCGTTTCTGTGATTCATAATTGATCCACATTCAGGGCAAAAAAGCGGCGTGCCAAGAGACTCGGTTGACTTTCCGTGACGGATCGAGTACCCTTTCTTCCGCTCCCAAAGGTCGCCTTTATCGTCTCTCCATGTGTCTCCGGGCTCGACGCCTTCAGGAACAACTTCCTTCACTCTTACGTTTGTAGAAGAATCTTCGTCAAATCCAATTTGAAGCTCTTCGTCTGCGGGGTTTTCCCCTTTAAGAATTTCGTAAAGCGCATCCCGCTCTTGCGGGGTTGTAATCATGTCTTTTTTATCTGGCATAACAGTTGTGTTTTTGAATTTATCTTCACTTTATAAATAGCGAAAAAAGGTAGTAGGCTGTGTTTTATGTTAAATCAAGTCGTTTTCGTTAAGAACGTATCGTTTTTCTGAAATTGGCTCTTTAACGCCTTTAGATTTATACGGCGCAAACGCTTTCTTTTGATTTAGCTTTTGCTCTCCGCTTTCATCGGTCACATAAACAATCGAATCTTTGTCGGCATTTTGTTTTTTAAGGACATTTTGAATCCCGTTTTTAAGGTTTTGCCGCTCGATAAGATGAACGTTCCTGTTTCCGAACTCTTCATGAAGTGCCTCGCGGATAATCTTTTCTTTCATTGTCGGCCCGTGGTTAGAAATCGGGTACACAACAACTTCTTCTCCGGTAGCCACTTTTTTCATGTGCCCACGCCGGATGGACTCTCCAAGCACGTTTGCTACTTCGGTGTCGCTTTCTCCGTGCCAGCGAATCGTTTCAACCCGATCAGATGGAGAGTTCACCGTTTCAACAGCCCCGGCTTGTCCTTTAAGTTGTGCAAGTCTCCCACTCTCTACTTCAACTTCATCTCTAGGATCTGTGGACGGTTCATAATTCGGGGCGATCTCGCTTCCTAGGTAGTCGATAATCTCAAATCCAAGTCCGCTTGCCAAAGCGTCAACAAACGGATAGTAAATTGTCTCCGGGTTTTCAACGGGTGTAGATCCGGTTGCCCCTGTAGGGTAGAAGGAGTCAAATGGAAGTCCATCGGTCTTTAACTCTTGATCTTCATCTGCCTTTCCAATATCGTCAAGAAACTCCCAACCGATTTTATTTGCAAATTCTTCATGGTATTCCTCATATACCCCTTGATTGTGCCACCAAGTTGTAGGCCCGTCGTCAACAGGCACGAGAGAGGTCGTAGAGGCTTCAGAAAGCATTTTCTTTGTTTTCTTGACCACTCCCCCGATGTTACCTTTCGTCTCTTTTAAATACTTCTCAAACACTTGGTCTTGAACAATCTTTGAATCAAAACGGTCGTTGATAAGAGAGAACACCGTCTCGTCAAATGATCCAAATAGCTCTTTGAAGACTTGCTTCTTTGTTTTTTCTTCAACGTCGGAACTTGAAAATATCTTTGAAATTTTCGATTCTTCAACAGATGTTTCTTTGATTGTTACACTTGCGTCTTCTACTTCGTAATAGTAAGACTGCTCTTTATACGGTTTTAGATCTGAAGAATCGTATTCTTCAAACAGATCAGAGACGTCTTCGGACTCTTTTAGTTTTTCAACGTCGCTTTCTCCAAGTGCTGCAACAAATACCGTTTCTTCTTCGTCGTGTCCTTCTAAAACTTCTGTGGGGTTCCAGCTATTTTCAACTTCGTGAATTTGTTGTTCTGGAATTGGATACATCCGGGTCATTACTTTTCTCTTATCGCTAAACGACAAAGGATTTGACTCGTTGGTTCTATCGCTTGTCGCAAGATAAACGTTGTGAACCCCAAACTTCTCAACAAGATTTTCGTAGATGTTGTAGTGCTCTTTGTGAAACGGCTGAAAAACGCCAGAGTATACAACAACGTGGTTTAGGTCGTCTGTGTTTTCGTTGACCTTATTTACAGCATCCCGGACCTGTTCAACGGCACTTTCTCCCGAAAGGTGGACCCGAACAATAGGAAGGCGAACGTTTACTTCGTCTTCTTCGGAAATTTGAGTAGCGGCGATTGCTCGGTGGTGCCCGTCAACTACTTTGTAATCTTCGGAGACAAAAACTGTCCGGACTTTACCCTCTTTCCGGATCTTTTCTTTTAGAGAGTCTACCTTATCGGAACTATAATCGTCTTGAAAGCTTTCAAGTTCGGTGGGAGATATCTTTTCTCTTGTTACCAAGACGCCGTTGTTTTCCAAGACGTTTACAACGTCTTGGGTTTTTCCACCGTCCACTTGAGGCATATCCTCTCGCTTAATTTCACTTAGAACTTGCGCTGCAATTCGTTTTGAAAAATCCTCTAAACTCACAGTATTTCTTCTTGTTTTTGATATTTATTAAATACAAACTTACAATCCATCCGTTTATAAATATATAGAAGTTAAAGCTATTATGAAGTCTCCGTGTATAAATGTATGTGACATAGACAAAAAGACCGGAACCTGCAAAGGCTGCGGTCGAACAATCGAAGAAATAACAAATTGGTCAAGCCTAACCGAAAAAGAAAGAGAAAGGGTTATGAAAAGGCTCGAAAACGATTCTAACTAGCTTTCAAGAAACACCCCTGCCTTGTTTCCATCAATGTCAAATAGGTCAACTTTGTATTGAAGGTTTTCGATTTCACGAAGATTGTATGTGTCTGTATCTACTTCCACTTTCAAGATTGTGTAGTCGGGACTAAACCCGGCTTCTTGTGCAGGGCGAAGGCGAACGTCTCTTATAAACCAGCTCCAGTCTACGTCTTCTGTATCCTCGACCCGAAACGTAATCCGGAAAGACTGATCTTCATTTACAGAGTCAGGGGGTTGACGAACATTTGCGTTTCGAAGCGGGAAAAAGTTTGCGCTTACTTCTTCGTAGTGATACGTCTCGTTTTTAAGGTTAATTGAATCAATCTCTTTTTCTGTATTTTCAAATGCGGCACCGGAAAGAACCGTCTTTAGCGTCGTATCTTTAGGTGAGTTGGATTTGAACTGTGTTTGAAACGAAAGCGTGTACTCTGAATAATTGAAAAACTGAAATTGTTGGAGGTCCGGGTTTGAAAAATCAATGAACAATTCATACTCGTTTGATCCAGAAGACTGTGGAGAAAGCCGCGCAGAGTTCTTAAATTCGTCTTCGTCAAAAGAGAGAGTTGAATCCGGGCCAGAATCAAAAAACTCGTTAAGCTCAAACTCAGAGTCTAACACGCCAACGGGTTCAACAAGTTTTTGTCTGTCTTCTCTTGAATCACTTAAAAGTTCAATCGGTTCAATTTCGAAATCTCCAACAAACGAGTAGTTTTCGTTTTCACCACGAAGCCTATTATACACTTTTGCCCGGTATGCTGCACCTGTTAATGTTTGAATGAAGCCAAGTTGAAGATTTTTAAAGTATCCTCGCTTTGTGTCCTCAAAGAACTGCGCTTCTCTTTGGTAGAGCATAAAATATCTCCGGGTGTCCACTTCAAACTTTGTTTGAAAATCTTCGTACGCCTCGTTTACAACGCTAACGCGAGCTAGCGTATTGTTTATCACTTCTTCAATTTGAAGCACAAGGTCTTCATCTTTTGGAAGCTGGCGCTCTAAGGTGACTTCTCCAGTGCTTTCATTTACAGATTGAATTCCGTCTTTAGAAATGTAAAACTGTTCCCCTTCCATTGTCGTCTCCCAATCAAACCCATTTGCAACTAAGTTGTAATAATCATATGACCATTGTGGGGGATAATATTTAAAACTTACCGATGGAACGCTTATATCATCAGCAACGAGAAGTGGAAATGTTGTGTTATCTTCAAACTCCGGGCTAAATTCAACACCGCTTGGCACGTACTCGGTATTTCCAAGACGCTCCGTTGCCGCTTCTGGTGAAGCAAAGTTTGGGTTCTTCTTTATGTATTCTTCATCATTTACAATGATTTCAGGTGGCCGAACAAAACGAATAACGTCGGTGTTAAACTCGTTTGGGTTAACATTTATGTTTTTGGTCCACTTTAGGTTAACTGTTCCTCTTTGATCTTCAGGGACGGGGTTTCCGTTTTTTTGTCGAATTGCTTCCGACAAAATTGTTATCTGTCCTTGACCAACCGGGGTGTCTTCGTACACGTAAACCCCAACAACGCGGGAAACTCCTTCTGTATACGGGCGAATTTCATGGTAGATAACGTCCCCTCTAGAATCAGTAATTTCGATTTGAACGTCCGCTCCAGAGGCTAAATTTTGGCTTCCGTTAATGATGAAGCCATTTTTTCCCAAGTTGAACTCTTCTCCTAGTTTCGTTACGTTGAAATAAAACGGAGAGTTTTCCGATTCATCTTCGATAAACGTCCTGCGTGAAGCGAGACCCCGTTTTTGTCTAGATTTTTTAATTTTTGGCATACCGTTTGTTTCGTAAACTCTTTATATTCTTTTTCATTACACGCCGTCTTCATTTCCTTGATCGTCAACATGTGAAAGAATAAGGCCACCATCATCTTGAAACACAAGTGAAGCGTGCCCGTCTGGCGGCTGGTGTCCACCGTTTTTAACCTTTTTACCTGTAGTTCCTGCAGTAGTGTCTTCAATAGCACCGTTTTTAAACACAGGCATTACAATAGCTCCGGACCTAGCAATTTGTATATAGTGGGGAATATTTTCTGTTTGATAAGCGTTTGAATCTGGAGATCCGCTTGTGTTTGAGTCGTATTGAACTGGAATAGTATTTGCTTGAATATAGTCTTGAGTAATTTCGTACGCCGTAGTTCCGTTATATGATACTTCAATATCCC